AGGTGGTACAACCCAGCGTTCCGGCGCACTCACCGCTAACGATAACGTCTACTATCGTCGCACGAGAGTTCTTAACCTCATGTGATCTAATCTCACAAGATTATACTGGAGGGTCTTCGGACCCTCTTTTTTTATGTCTAAATAGTTAGAAAAACTCCTCATGGCTGCAAATTTTATTGACAACCCAAACTGTCCACAGAATTTCCTGTCTGGTGTTGGATTTCAATTTCAGTTAACAAAGTATCCACAAGTAGCTTTTTACTGTCAATCTGCTAATGTTCCTAGTTTAAATTTAGCAAACACAGTTCAAGCAACTAGGATGAATGCAATTCCTCATCCAGGAGATGAGATTAATTTTGGTGATTTACAGTTAAGATTTCTTGTAGATGAACAGTTAAAAAATTATGGTGCAATTCATAATTGGATTCGTGGATTAGGTCACCCAGAATCAGGTAATGATTATAATGAGTATCTGGTTGGTGAAGACTATGAAGAGAAGACTTACTCAGATGGTACTCTGTTCATTCTTGATTCTAATTTCAGAAGGAAATTTGCTGTAAAGTTTAAAGATTTATTTCCAGTAACTCTTAGTGATTTAACATTTGATTCTACATATACAGATACTGAGTATTTTGCTTCAGATGTAACATTTAAATATACCATTTACGAAATTGTAGATCTAGAAACATCTACAAAATTATCTACAATTACGGCACCATCAGTTAACATTACTGCTGCTAATGCTGCACCAGTGTTGAATGAGTCTTTGGTTCTAAATTATGTCTCGTCTAATGCCAGATTCCTCACAATTGATAATAATGTTGGTGTTGTAAATCCAGATAATGGTACTATTACTATTGATTATGCGGATCTAAAAACAAGAGCTGTTGCTACTGGATCTCAGGATAGTATTACATTTACAATTACCGCAACTGGGTTTAATGGTGCTTCTATAACTGATTCTGTTGCAATTAGTTTACCAGGTGAAGCGGTGTCCACCAGTGTTAATAGAGTGTGTATTGCAATTATTGATGAATCCGACTCACAAGATTTTGCTGTAATGGCAGGAAGATGGGCGAATTTTAGAGCTAACTTCCCCAATAGAACTTTTTATTTATTGAGACCCCATCAATCTGCAAGTGATGATTCTATTACTAGACTGAGAGTTCCCCCAGCATTCTTGGAAGAGACTGATCCAAACACTATTGATATCTGATAAATACTAATAAACGTGTGAGTTCATGTCCTTTTACAACGATCCCGTTCCTGTAGGAAATCATACTATAAGTACATTTTTTCCTTCGTATCCCCCCACTCAGGGGAACATTGGAACGAATCCGGCTGGCTGGACTTTTGGTACTGGATATGTGGCACCGTTCAGAAGTTTTGACCAACAAATTGTTAATAATAGTTGGATCTTAGGACCATACTGTAGAAAACTTGATGGTACTTCGGGAAGAATTGTTATTGATCAAGCTACTGGAGGTGTTGGTTTCGTACAACAATGTTGGTATGATTATCCAAGATCACCATTAGAACCTTATGAAGAAAATAGTGAGTGGTGGGCAAAATGCGGAAAGGTAAGAATTACAGCTAAAGACCAGATGGTTGCTAGTAATCCAAATATTACTATTGAAGTTGCTATTAGTAATTATCAAGATGGTTCGATCAATTTATTTGTACCGCCAGTATATTTGGGATTATTTTTGTTTAGATGGGTTAAATTAATCGATCATGCAATTAGAGGCGGAGATTGCGGAACTGGTACTGATACTCCCGAAGAACCAGATCCTGGTTATCCAGATGATAACACACTTGATGAAAAATCACCAGGACTGTTGTCTGATGTTAGTTCTTTAATTGGTGGTGCTCTGGGTGCGTTGAAGGCTGCTCTAGGCGGTGGTTCTAATGGTCCCGTGGGAACTTTAATTGGTGGTGTGACAAGTGGTGCTAATACTGGTCCAGGGGGTCCTGGGGGTGATCTGTCATCACCAAATTTAAACAATACTCTACTTGGTTGGTTAGGAGATTCCACAACTGCATTGGGTGATGTGATTACTAGTCTTAGCGACTATGCTGTAAATTTAGCAAGTAAAACTGCAGCAGAAAGAGACGCCGCAGCAGTTGCAACTGCTGGTATTCTTTCAGCTGTTCCTTCCGCTGCAGATTTATTTACCAATGGTTGGTTTGTACCTAACTTCAAATTTATAAACGATCCAAATGCAACTGGTTCTGCTGGAGATCCACATAAATGGAGACCATCAATTGCGGACCAAACAAGATATGCGAGTTATCTTGCTTCAACTTTGGGACAAAATGATGGTACATATGTAAATGGTGTTCCAAAAACTACACCAACTAATCCAGCCACAGGTCAACCTGATTGGGGTTGGTTCTTGACGATGTTAAATCGTGGTGATACTACTGCTCCTACAGTTGATACAACAACTAACGAAATTATAATCAAAGAAAATTATGGTTTTGGTAGGGGTGGTTCTATCGCATCGGCCGACACTTTCTTAAATAGTGTAGAGTCTACGTTTGATACACAAACTGCAAATGCTCTGGGTGTTCTTCTTGATATGTCTCCTGCTAGTTCAGTTTTTATAGCAACAGTTCTACCAATTGTTGTGTTGGAACAAGTTGGTCAAACTATTAAAATTAGTAAAGGAGAACCTATTGGAGGGATATCAAACTTAGATGCTTATCAAGACACCAAATTTGAATTAAGGATTACTGCTGAAAATTTAAAAGCAGGAAATCTCGCTCTATATAATCACCTCACCACAACTGGTGATGGAAACGGAAATACTCTTACCCTAGTACCATGACAATAACTTCAAACAATGTACTCGGTTTTAAAGAGTACTTAAAAAATAATAAATCAGCATTCAAACAAAAAATTATTCCAGCATACATGAATGATATTTTGCCAATTTTGGGCGGAACATTCCCAACTGGAACTGATGCACTAACACCAATTAAGATTATTCTTTTTGGTTATAATGAAACAATTAACATTGCAAATAAATTAATTGATGGTGACTATGTTTATCTTCCAGGCACTAGTAATGACAAGGTAAGATTACAAAATGGTAGTGCTTTTACAGATTTTAATTTTAATGCCAATGGTGACGTAACTGGTCAAAGTGTTGGTAGTTATTATGTGGTTGGTGGATATAGATTACAACTCATCAATATTGGTGGTGGATTGTATCAATCATCACCCGCTCCTGAATATACATTGAGTCAGGACTCTACAAGTTTAAATGAAGGTGAGACAGTAACATTTACTATTACCACTCAAAATGTACAGGATGGAACTACTGTTAGTTTCAATACTACTGGTACGGTAAATGCTGCTGACTTTACCGACAATACTCTTTCGGGTAATGTTACTATTAATAATAACAGTGCAACGTTTACCAGAACTATCACAAACGATTTTACTGTTGGAGAAGGAGCTGAAAACTTTACAATTACATTATCTCAGGGTGGTAGTGTTATTGCAACAGGTAATCAAATTGCAGTTGCTGATTCATCGGTAGCATCGTATAATGTTGCTAGTGGTAGTGCAACTGTTACATTAACAACTGGCGTTATCACTACAGTGTTACATCAATCTAATGGAACTGGATATGTTGTTGGAGACCAAGTAACACTGGCACAAAGTCATCTTATGCCTGCAGGACAAACAGGTACAGGTGCAATTATTGAAGTTACTTCTGTGACTGCTGCTGGTGGTGTTGATGGTTTTGTTTTAATTAATGGTGGTCAAGATTTTATACCAAACGATACTACCAACGACAATGATTATTGGGAAGCGAGAGGTGGATCTGGAAATGATAACTTTAGAGTTGTAATTACTGAAGTTACAACATTAGTTCCAGAAGGAGATCCTATTAGATTTACAATCACCACAACAGGTGTTCCTGATGGTACATCTCTTTACTATACAGTAAATCCTAGTGGAGAATTTAGTAATAATAGTGGATCATTTACAATTAATAGTAATACTGCTACCGTAGATATTACTGCACAACAAGACTTTATCGTAGAAAATGACGAGGTAGTAACATTCCAGGTTAGAAGTTCTAGTACCAGTGGAACCATTGTAGCAACAACAACAGCTGTTATCGGTGATTCACCATTTACAGTTACATGTAATGCAGTATCAACAAATATAAATGAACCTCTTACTGGAACTGCTAATATTGTGTTGAATGTAACTACTACTGGTGTTAATGACGGAACTGTTTTAAGTGCTTCTCTTACTGCTGGTAGTACCGTTACGACAGGGTTAGGTCAAGATTTAGAGAGTATTCCAACTGCAACTGTAAATAATAACGCTGCAACATTTACTATCCCAGTAAGAAGAGATGGTAGAACTGAAGGTGCAGAAACTGCAGAATTTAATATTATTGTCAATGGTCAGACTGTAGCAACATCTCCTACAGTTACCATTAATGACACATCTTATGTGGGCCTAAATCATATAGGGAAAACTTTTGGTCCCATTAACATTAATAGAGATGGAGGTAACACTGCTAACGCAACAGATATCTATGCTCTATGTAATCTAGATCAACTTGCAGATGGTTCTGACGTTGCTTTATTTGTTGATAACTCAGGAAGTATGACAACATCAACAATTCAAGCAGCATACGATGATTTAATTGCACAGTTAAATGCAAGAAACATGTCTGTTATTGTAGTTGAAAATGCAAATGAGGACTGGATTTCAGACTTTGACACAACGCTCTAATACTTTATGATCACACTTGACGATATTAAATCCCAATGGGCTGAAGATTCAAAACTTGATAATGATTTACTCGATAACGAGTCAACAAAAATTCCACAACTACACAGCAAGTATTTAAATTACTTGTCCGATGTAAGACTAACTAAAATCCGAAAGGAACAAGAATACAAAACTCTGATCAGAGAAAAATTTGAATACTACACAGGTAAAGCTGATGATCTAGTATATCAAGAAAAACCTTTTGATCTAAAAGTTTTAAAGCAAGATGTTCCAATGTATATGGATGCAGATCCTGAGATACAGAACATTACAACTCGTATAAATTATTATGAAGAGATAATTTTTTTCTTGGAAAAAGTTATCCAACAATTGAATAATCGAACTTTTCAAATTAAAAATAGTATCGATTGGCAGAAATTTATGCAGGGTAGTGTGTAATGACAAAAGATGTCAAGATCCAGAAACGCAATGAAGTTTACTTGTCAGTTGATTGTGAACCACACATAAAATACGAACTATCAGAATATTTTAGTTTTGATGTACCAGGGGCAAAATTTATGCCCCAGTATAAAAAACGGATATGGGATGGAAAGATTAAACTATTCAGTCCTGCAAATGGACAGATATATTGCGGTCTGTATGGATACTTGACAGACTGGTTGAATCACCGTGGATATACATTTGAAGATGTTCATAATGAATATTACGGATCGCCAAACGATAAGAATAAAACTATAACGCCAGGTGAAGTTTATGATTATGTTAAAACTTTAAACATTCCTTTTAATGTCAGAGATTATCAACTTACTGCAATTTACAAAGCGCTAAGATATAATCGAAAACTTCTTTTATCGCCAACTGCATCTGGTAAATCACTTATGATTTACTGTATTGTAAGGTGGTTCTTTGATCAAGGATCAAATATTCTTATTGTAGTTCCAACAACATCACTGGTTGAACAGTTAGTTGGTGACTTCAAAGACTATGGTTGGAATCCAAATCCACACTGTCACAAAATTTACGCTGGTAAGGATAAGAATAGTTCAAAGAATGTCACTATTACTACTTGGCAGTCTATTTACAAAATGCCAAAGAAGTGGTTTGAGAAATTTGATTGTGTAATTGGTGATGAGGCACATCAGTTCAAAGCTAAATCTTTGACCCAAATCATGACCAAACTCCATAACTGTAAACACAGAATTGGTTTTACTGGAACGCTAGATGGTTCTAATGTAAATCAGTTAGTTCTAGAAGGACTTTTTGGAACAGTTGACAAAGTTATTAAAACCAATCAACTTATTGATAAAGGGTATTTAGCAACACTAGAAATTAAAGTACTTCTACTTCAACATTCACCAACATCTTTTGAGACATATAATGATGAATTAGAACATATTTGTTTATGTGACAAGAGAAATAAGTTTATTAAAAATTTAGTACAAGATCTGGAAGGTAATACTCTAGTCTTGTTTAGTAGGGTTGCCACCCATGGTGAGCCACTTTTTGAATTAATAAATAGCAGTGTGCCCTTAGACCGCAAAGTATTTTTTATCTATGGCGGTGTGGATACTGAAGAACGAGAACAGGTTAGACTAATTACAGAATCGGAAAATAACGCTATTATTGTTGCTTCCTACGGTACATTTAGTACAGGTATTAATATTAAAAACTTACATAATGTTGTTTTTGCAAGTCCTTCCAAATCAAGAGTTAGAAACCTTCAATCAATCGGTAGAGTATTAAGGAAAGGAGACAGAAAAACAAACGCTGTCCTTTATGACATAGCAGATGATTTTAGTGATGGAGAAAGAAAAAACTACACACTCAATCATTTAGTCGAGAGGATTAAGATATATTCCCAAGAAAAATTTAACTATGAGATTATTCCAGTCAATTTTCGGAAAGAATAGAAATATGGATAGCCATCACAATCATCCAGAAGAACATTCGGAAGAAGTAACATCAGTTGTAAAATTGATTAGTGGTGATGAGCTTATTGGCAAAGTAGTTACAAGTGAACAAGGATATCTAATTGATACTCCTTTTCAACTTAAGTCCCAAGTAATCAACACTCCCAATGGAGAGATGTTTAAAGTTGATTTAATTCCTTGGTTAAAGTTTGCTAAAGACGAATTATTTTTATTAGACGAATCAAAAGTGTTTGCTGTATGTGAAGCAGACGAACGAATCAAAAAATTATATAATGCCACATTCAAGAAATATTATCTGGGTGTAGATAATGCCAGCAAAGTGGAACTATCAGACTATGAAGGCAAGATCGGTTCAGTTGAAAAAACTAGATCATCTCTAGAAAACTTATATAATAAAAGCTAAGTGATCCCTTGAACCCTGACAGAGTTATTATACAGAGATTTTCATAGCTTGTCAACTGCCACTTGACTGATCAGGTCGAATAGGGTATAATGTATTCAAACCCAGATGAACCATGACGAAAAAGAAAGAACATTATGTAAACAACAAAGAGTTCCTAGAAGCACTTGTTATTTACAGAAAGAAAGTAAAGGAAGCAAGTACACAGGGTGAACCTCATCCTAAAGTTCCCGATTATATTGGTGAATGTTTCTTGAAGATTGCTACCCACCTTTCTTATCGTCCTAACTTTGTGAACTATATGTTCAAGGATGACATGATTTGTGATGGTATCGAGAACTGTCTTCAGTATATTGACAACTTCGATCCAGCAAAGTCTACCAATCCTTTTGCATATTTTACACAAATCATCTACTATGCTTTCTTACGCAGGATTCAGAAAGAAAAGAAACAGTTAGATATCAAAACCAAACTACTAGAGAAATCTGGATTTGATGAAGTATTCCATGCAGATAGCAGTGCTGTAGGATATAATATGTCTGATATGAATAGTATTAAAGAAACTCTTGAAATTCGTAATCGATGACACACGAAGAAATGTTAGAAATAGCACAAGAAAGAGAATGTCTTAACACACTTCCAGAAAACGCTGAACTTATTGACGAATGTTTTTATGTTTGGGAAACTAGGTATGGGTTGTATTCTACGATGACAAAAGAAGGTCGTAAGATGATGACTGGTGGTACAAAAGATGGTGTCACTAAGATGACACGTTGGCACCTTAAGTGTGAACAAGAAGGTACACTGCATCTATACACCACAGTTTCTAATGTTAGTATGGGCGTTAAATTATGACAGTTGCTCTGATTACAGATCAACATCTTGACGGTAGAAAAAATTCACAAGTATTCTGGGAATACTTTATGAAGTTCTACGATAACGTGTTTTTCCCTACACTTGAAAAACACAATATCAAAACTATTATTGATCTGGGTGATACATTTGATAATAGAAAAGGAATTGATTTTTGTGCTTGGTATCGTATCAAGACACAATACTATGAAGTTCTGTCTAAGATGGGCATTCATGTTCACATGATTGTCGGTAATCATACTGCATACTATAAAAATACAAACAAAGTAAATACTCCATCACTGTTGTTAGATTCTTTTGACAACATTACAATTTATGATGAAGTTACTGATGTAGAGATTGATGGTGGTAAGTTTACTTTATTGCCTTGGATTAATCAAGAGAATGAAGATAAAGTCAGAACACATTTAAACAATACAGATTCTGATATCGTCTGTGGTCATCTTGAGTTAAATGGATTTACAGCTCTTCCTGGTCACACCTTTAGTGGTGGGTGGGATAAAGATATCTTTGCTAAATTCAAACGAGTATATTCAGGACACTTTCATCACCAATCAACTAAGGGTAATGTAACGTACCTTGGCAATCCATATGAACTATTTTGGAATGATGTAAATGCTAAACGTGGTTTTCATTTGTTTGAACCATCGACATTGAATCTTAAGTTT